GCACGAATACAGGGCCTGCTGCGCGCTGGAACCGCCTAACGGCACTCTGCGGTGCCGTCAATGCGTCGATTGGTGGTGCCGCGTGTATTTCGCATAACCCGGACATCCAGCGGCCTGAGGTTCGCCCAGGTCGCCGTGGCGCACCCATGGGGGGTGACTCCCCTGGGTCAGGCTTGCTCATTGGTCATCTCCTCAAGCTCGGCTTGCATGGCGATCACGTTCGCGTTGATTACGTCCTCATCCGTCAAGCCGACGAATCGACTTGGCATCTCCGTGACACGGATGTCGCCTTGCGTCGTGCGTACGACGTAGCCGACCAGGCAGCCACGCTCGGGATCCAGCCGCGTCGTGATGTGCCCGTAGCCGTGGCGCATCGTCGCCAGCAGCCAGTGCGGGAAGTCCAGCCCGCCGAAGCACATCAGCACCGGGTCGCGGACCTCGGCCGGCGTGCGCGTCATCCAGTCGACCCAGGCGGAATGCAGGCAGCGCAGCGTGTGCCAGCCGTAGGCAGGTGTCGGCTCGGTCATGCGACGTCCTCCTCGGGATCTATCAGGTAGTCCGGCTGCCAGGCTGGTTCGTCGACTTCGTCGGGCCATTCCTCGGGTCCGTCCGTTGTCGCAACGTCGGCCGTAGCGCTTGTAGCGCTTGTTGCGCCTTTCTGGGAGGAGAGAGGCAGATAGCGGGACCAAGGGTCGTGCAGGTCCTGCGCTGCGTATCCCCTCAGCACGTTGGTGCCTTGGCGGATGGACTTGGACGTGACGCCGTACCTGCGCAGCCGCGCTGACAGTCCTCTGGCATCCAGTGGCTTGCCGCGCATGTCGCCCCAGGGTGAGTCCTCCAGCCCGTTGAGCGCCGACAGGACGTCCTCGGTTGTCATTGAGTCCCGGCCATCGAACGCCTGGTGCAGGTCGATGAGCAGTCGGATGCCGAGGGTCTCCCCGGTCGACTGTGACTGCCCCACCATGTCGACGGCGGCCTGGCGGATGCGACGGGACCAGTCCGGACCTGCAGCGTCGCCGATGGCCACCAACGGTTCCCAGCAGTCGGCTGCCCGGTCCTCGATGCCGGCCGGTAGGTCGTCGACGTATGCGGCGAGGTCCTGGGACTTCCAGTCGACCCAGGCGCTGATGCGATCCCTGAGCAGTTCTCCTTGCGCCTGGTGCAGCCGTCGCCGGTACGGCTCGACCCGTTCGGTCGACGCGCGCCTGCGCATCCGCACGACGATGCTTCGGGTCATCACGGTGTCGGGCAAGTCGTCCAGCCCGGCGATGGCCACTGCTGCGAACGCCGGGAAGACCTCCACGACAACGCCGTTGCCGCGTATCGCAGCACGGTGCGCGTGTGCACCACGCCGGTAGCCAGCATTGATGAAACCGCGTAGGTCCTCATGATCCTTGGATGCCCGTGGCCCGAAGATCGTGTCTGCCTCGTCCATGAGCACCGTCGGCCGCAGTGATCGGCCCTGGTCGTCGGTGAGGGTCATGGACCGAAACAGCACGGCGGCGGATGCGTTGACCGTTGCCATCGGGTTCGGCACCAGTAGCTCGATGACTTCCAGCGCCCGAGTCTTGCCCGAGCCGGGCTCGGGAGACAGGAACGCCAGGCGTGCACTGGTGTCGACCATGTCGATGGCATGCGCATGGACGCACCATGCCGTCGTGGCAACGGCGGCGGCATCCGTAGGGAACGCGACGAAGCGGGTCAGGAACCCATGCACCTGGTCCAGCAACCGCTCCCCGTCCGAGCGATCCCGGTCGGCTGCAGGCTCGGTCCACGCCGTTGCCTCGAAGTCGTCGGCCTCTCTCTCCACCCAGAAGCCCGCTACAGGCGCTACATCCGCTACGCCGGTCATCGGGTACCTCCGCCGTACCCAAGTACTTGGGTCAGTGCTTCGAGCAGTTCCTCGCCGCTGAAGTGACGCAGCAGCAGGCCGACCGCAGCCACAGGGTCGTCGATGGGAACGGTCGTCCGCCGACCAGGGACCGGCCGACCATCTCGTTGGCACGCCTCGCGATAGCACTCGTCTAGTGATGCCGCGCCCGAGCACGCTGCCGCCTCCAGGTCCGGGTGACGTGCAACGTGACGCATCTTGCGCACCGACTCGCGCGACGCACCGAAGGCCGCGGCGGCGATGGCAGCCAGCTCCTGCTCGTGGCGTACTCGGTCATGCGCGCGCACCAGGTGCTCAAGGTCCTGCGCTACCTCGGCTTCCTCGCGCGGGATCGCCAGGTACTCCGATGCCGTCAGACCACCAGGGAAGTCCCGACGTGCGGCCGCTCTCATCGGCCACCGTCCCGAGCACGCTGGCGGAAGGCAATGGCCTCCCGCGCCTCGGCCATCCGGCGCGTCAGGTTGCGCTTGGCGAACTCCTGCGAGATGTCATAGGACAACTCCCTGAGTCGGCGGGCAACCTCCCGATCCACCAGGGCCTCGATGTCAGACAGGCATATCGGGCAATGCCGAACCTTGTCGTTCAGGCAGGTGCCGCATCGATGGTCTTCGATCGTCATGAAGGCTTGGCCACACGAGACACACCCAGCGTCCGGCTCATGCCAATGCATCACCGTGGCAAGGGTCTCGGGCACCGCATCGGCAAGCGCCACAGGCTCCCGGCTCATCGGGACACCCCGAACAGCAGCAGGCCGAGTCGACGGCCGAGGTCTTCGGGAAGTTCCGGCGCATCTTGCAGCGCTCGGTCGATCAGTTCTTTCAGGTCGGACATGGCAGGACACCATTCACTTCGGATGGTGTCCGGCGACCAACTCGGACCGTTCTGGCGCTAAAGCGCTAGCAGGCTCATAAAGGATGGTACAGCACGGCTAGTCCTGGTGCACGACCTCGTCAAGCGATGCCTGCGCCTGACCCAATCCGATGCGTTCCAGCAACTTACGCCGGTCAAGGCGGACCAGGCCGCCCCTGGTGGAGGCCTCAAGCGCACGGTCGTCGGGTGCGTCCAGTGGATCCACCAGTGGCACGCCGGCGCTGGTGATCCTGTCGTCCCCGACGCGGCCGGTGGCGACGTTCAGCGCATGAAGGTCCCGTGTGATTCGACGTGCAGACTTGATCCTGACAACGTAGCGCAGCTCATCGAGCCGACCCGTCCGGTACACCTCCGCAACCAGGTCGTCGCCATCTTGCACTCGCAGCACCTTGGCTGCCTTGCGGTCCGACAACTCGGCCAATGCGGCCGACGCGTCCCGTTGTCGCACTTGCTCCTGCGACACCTCCACGATCGTGCCGTCGTCCAACCTCGTCACGACGGGCCCGTACTTGCTCATGCCTTCCTCCACTTGACTTCGACGCCGGGATCGCGGTCCCGATTCTGTCCTTTCGGCATCAGTGTGATGCTCTCGATGACACCGCACGCCAGCAACTCCGCAATGACGGTGCGCTTGCCGTCGGTCGACAGGTCGGTCCAGGCCTCGCGCACGTCGTCGGCCTTGGCCAGCCCGGCGATGGCAACTAGTCCGACCTCCTCGGCTGCCTGCGCTTCCAGTACGTCAAGGCGCGATCGGACCTCCCTGGTCGCGCGCGCGTAGTCCGATGCCGCTAGGTCCCCGGCTGCCAGCAGTAGCGCCAGGTCGTCAAGCTTCGCGCGAAGCGCCATCGCCTGCGCTGCCGGGTCCGACTTCGGTGCCTTGCGCTTCGGCGCCGGCTTGCTGATCCGGGCAGCGTTGCGTCCCAGCCACTCGCCGAGCAGGCCGATGATGTAGTCGTCCACGAGGCCCGACGACCTGGTAACGCACTTGCGCGCGGCGCAGGCGTAGGCCGGGGACCCATGTGGCCGGATGTGCTTGTGGCACTTGTCGCCGCAGACTCCGCAGCGCATGAAGCCCGTAACCAACATCAGGGTCGGTCGGCCTCGCGGTGCCTTCACCCGGGCAGGGTCGGCAAGGATCGCCTGCACGGTGCGCCACAGGTCCGCGCCGACGATAGGCGGGATCGTCGACGACGTGCCGACGACATTGCCCTGGTAGGACGCCAGTCCGGCATGGCAGGGACGGCGTAGCAGCGTGCTGATCTGCGTCGGTGGCAAGGTCCCGCCGTATGGGCCTTTCAGTCCACGGGCCTGCCACTCGCGCCAAACGGTTCGGATCGATGAACCAGCCGCTACCTGCTCATAGGCGAAGCGCAACGCGTCGGCTTCCTCAGGCACCAGCTGGCTGCAGTCGGGCGTATAGCCGAACCTGCGGACCCCGCCGTTGAAACGTCCCGCCTCCGAACGCTGCCGGGCAGCGCGTGCGACTCTCTCGCCACGCTTCTGGCTCTCGTGCTTGGCGACGACCGCGAGCATGCCGGCGTGCATCTGACCGTCGGCCGTCGACAGGTCGACGGTGCCGGAACGCAACGCTTCCACAGTCACCTGGTGCCTGCCGAGGAGGTCCGCCAGTGACTCCAGGTCGGTCAGTCGACGGTAGAGCCGATCGGCGGCGTAGGTCACGATCACGTCGACCTCGTCGGCCTCGACCGATCGCATCAGCCGGTCGTATGCCGGCCGCTTGCCTCCCGGCTTGAAGGCGCTTCGATTGTTGTCGATGTACTCGCCGACCAGGTCGTAACCCTTGGCTTTGACGTGCGCCTTGGCGTCCTCGGCCTGGCGATCGACGCCAGCCGTGTCCCCGTCCCGCGCGTCGCTGATCCGGCAGTAAATGGCTGCCCGTACTTGCTTCCTCGCCATGGTGCAAAAACTAGCATGTCGTCTTGACGACCTGCAATTAGGTGCACCCTTGGGCGCGTTGCCCCCACATGGCACTGACCCAGGACCGTAGTCGCTGGGTCAGTGTTCAGGACACGACGGCCGGAGGCCGACCGGAGTCGGACGTGCGCGGGATCGAGCCACGCACGCTAGCCGCATCCGGCCGTCGTGCTCACCCGAAGGGATCGCCAGGCGGGGCCTGGCCCTGGGCGGTGTCCAGTCGCCCAAGTACTTGGGTCAGGAGATGTTCAGCTTGACCACGGCTGCGTCATGCATCGGCTTGGTGTCGTATCGCGCGGTCACGCGGATGGCCACCTCGTCGTATGCGGCGTAGGTCTGGTCCAGCAGCGTGATGCTTGCGCGCTGGTCCATGCCGACGGCGATCTTGGTCCGGTCGTACAGCAGGATCGCCGTGTCGGGCAGGTGGTTGGTCACGACGTAGGGATGCCCGAGCAGGGTGCCGGGTGCGCCTGCTGCCAGTGACGGCTGCAGGACGCGGGCGCCGTAGTTGTCCGTCATCTTGCGGATGCGGGTGTAGTTCTTCGGCGAGATGCCCCAGGCGAGCGCGTCGGCCTCCAGCTTGTTGACCAGCGCGTACTCCTCCACGTCGTACAGGTTCCCTGATGCGAGGGCCGTGCCTGCAACGGTGCCGGCGTTGGTCGATCCTGTGAAGTTGAGCATGCCGATCGGGCTTCCGCTGGTCGCGGTCCCGCCAGCCCACAGGGCCTTGTCGAGCACCTCGGCCACGTCGTTGACCAGCGCCGTGCTGAAGGCGCTCTCCACGCCGATGACGGCCTGGCGGACGACCTCGTTGCTCATCCGCAGGATGCGCTTAACGCTCCACACGGTCGACGGCAGCAGTTCGACCTCGGACGTTGACGCGGTCGCCTCGGCGATCGCTGAGCCCTGGGTGATGAAGGTGGCGGTTCCAATGGTGGTCAGGCTCGGGACCTTGATCGGCTCACCGTTGCTGGTGAACGTCGGGAAGCCCTGTCGCAGGTAGGTGGACTGATTGCGCAGTGGCTCGATGAGCATGCGCATGACCTGGTCGGTCGTAAGCGTTGCGTTGCTGATGGTGTCAAGTGACATGGCGAGGCCTATGCCTTCCTGGTTGTCGGTGATCGCGCGACGCTCCCGGCGTCTAGCACGGCGAAGGTGGCCTCAAGCCACTGCGAAGTGTACGTCATCGCGGTGACCTACAGTCGCTGCCGGATCAGGTCAAACAGGCCCGGCTCGGCAGGTGCCTGCGGCATCACGCCTTGCGCGATTGGCGGTGCAGCCTTGCGCAGGTACGGCTTGGACTCGATCAGTGCATCGATCGCCGCCGTGACCCTGGCAGGGTCGACCAGTCCGGAGTCGTCGAGCATGTCCTCGGCGAAGGTCAGCGCGTCCACGTCGACCAGGCGGCCGTCTATGCCAGCCTGCAACGTCATCAGTCGCGCGTTGGCCTCGGTGACCTTGCGCGACTTGGCGCGATGGTCGGCCGCCTCCTTCCGCAGTTGCTGGACGTACTCGCGGCTGAACGTGTCCGGGTCGGCCTGGTCGGCCTCGGTCGGGTCGGCCGCCGGTTGCGGCTGCTGTGCGTCGTCTGTCATGGGTTCATCTCCTGCAGTTGTCGGTCAATCTCCAGCGGGGTCATGCCGAGCGCTTCCAGTGCTGCGCGTCGGTCGGTGATGCCAGCGCCGATCAGCTTGGCCTGCGCGTCGGCAGTCTGCGCGATCGTGGCCGGTGCGGCGTCGGCCCACAGGGTCACCAGGTCGTCGAGCCTGGGATCGTCGGTGCCTTGCTCGATGCGGACGGCAAGGCGCATCAAGTCCTCGAATGCGCCGGCGAACCAGCGTTGCCGTTGTTCGACCTTCGTCGTCAGCCGGGACTCTGAGGCCCGGATCGCGTCGGCGCTGGTCGGGTTGGCGACCGATGCCAGGACATGCCACGACGGCAGGCAGCCGATGCTGGCAACCTGGCTCATCAGCAGCTCGATGGAGGCCACGAAGTTGCCCAACTCGGGCTGCTCGAACGTGCCGAACTTCGCATCCGTTGCGGACGTGACGACGGTGCGCACGGCAGGCAGGCGCGCCCAGTGCTCCTGGATGGCCTTGGCCTGCTCACCGTTGAGGTCCATACCGTCGGCCACGCCAGTGGCCCAGCGTCTTGGTACTGCGGAGTACTCGGCCGTGACCATCAGGTCCGACCCGAGCTTGCCGATGGCGTCGACCAGCGGCATCAGGTCGACCAGGTCCGACTCGCCGTCGAGGTTCGCCAGCGCCGGACGGTTGACGATCGGCACGACCGGCACCAGGCCGAGCGGGTTGGCATCCACGCGGACGAGGTCGGCCTGGTCCTCCACCGTCAACGGCAGCGTCATCGTCGGGTCGATCGGCGCCGGCCTGGTGGATGCGTACTCGCGGACCTCAGTCGGCGTCAGCATCAGGGACCGGACTCTGCCGTCGACATCGAGCCAGCGCTTCAACGCGCCGGTCACGATCGACGTGGCAGGGTCTCGGTGGACCGCCATCTGCAGCGCCGACTCGGCAGTGATCCGCGCACGCCCGGCCTGGTCGGGCCAAGCCATGAAGTACGACCGGCCATGGACCAGCGCGTCGACCTGGGCTAACTGACTCTGCTCATCCATGCCGTTGCGCTGCCACAGGGCAGCCAGTTCGCGGTCCACGACTTCGCCGGGACTTGACCGGAAGCCGGTCACGCGAAGCCTCGAGGCCACGGTGTCCACTGCCAGGCGTGCCAGGTTCACGTTGAGCGGGCCAACCTTGACCCGCAACGTCTGCGTGATCTGCGGATCAATCCATGCCATGGGCTGCTCTCCGGCGTAGTACCGGCCAGCACGGTCCATGTCGGCCCGCTGGGCCACGATCTTGCGGCCCAAGTAGATCCGCATCTCATCAGGTGTCAATGCCTTGTCCTTTCTCCACTGCCCGCAGCAGGCGCTGCCGGCGATCCTTCGTCATCGATGGCCGTCGGTCGGCCTGCTCGGCTTCCATGTCGATGCGAAGCCGCAAGCGCTCCCGATCAGGGACCGTCGCGCCGAAGCGCTGCACCCGAAGCCGCAACTCCCCGGCCGCCTTCACGTTGCCGGTCCACAACTCCCGGTGGATCAGCGCCGTGTCGATCAGGTAGTCCCAATCGGTGTCAGTGAACTCCTGCGCCATCGCCGACCGGCGCCAGGTGTCCCACCAGGCCAACGTGCGCTCCGGCCATTCACCATCCGGCAACTCGGGTCCGCGAATGACGCCGTCATTCGCCACGTCGATGAACTCCGCCTCACGGGCCCTGGTTTTCGACTCCGACGACCGGACCAGCTTCGGCCTGGGCCCGCGCCTACCCATTGCGGCCGCCCAAGCCCACGCCGCGCACGAATACAGGGCCTGCTGCGCGCTGGAACCGCCTAACGGCACTCTGCGGTGCCGTCAATGCGTCGATTGGTGGTGCCGCGTGTATTTCGCATAACCCGGACATCCAGCGGCCTGAGG